GTAACTGGAGCCTTTTGAACTGGTGATGCTTTGTCTAAGGGTTGTGTTTGTTCAGTTTTAGTAATTGTTGCAGTAGCTTTACCCGCAATTGCTGCGTCAATACCTTCTATTTGTTTTTGATGGAGATCTTCAGATATCCAATCGCCAGGTTTTCTAGGTCCACGTTTAACTAAAGCTTCACGCTTTGATATAAGTTCATCTTTTGTTAATTCCCGTGTACCACCAGTTAATGTATTATTTGAACTGGGTTGTAATGATGTAACTGGAGCCTTTTGAACTGGTGATGATATAACATTAGTAGGTTGTGTTTGTTCAGTTTTAGTAATTGTTGCAGTAGCTTTACCCGCAATTGCTGCATCAAGGGCTTCTATTTGTTTTTGATGAATATCTTCGGATATAAAATCGCCGGGTCTTCTAGGTCCACGTTTAACTAATGCTTCTCTTTTAGCTTTAAGTTGTTCAACTGATAGTTGTGATGATGCATCCGAAACATCAGTTGCTTTAGAATCTTTTTGTAATGATGTAACTGGAGCCTTTTGAACTGGTGCTAGTGTTGGTGTAGCTTTAGTAGCAGGTTGTGCTTCTGCTGATTTAGCAACTGTTTTAGTAATTGTTGCAGTAGCTTTACCTGCAATTGCTGCATCAAGCGCTTCTATTTGTCCTTGATGGAGATCTTCAGATATCCAATCGCCAGGTTTTCTAGGTCCACGCTTAACTAAAGCTTCACGCTTTGATATAAGTTCATCTTTTGTTAATTCCCGTGTAGTTGAAGATCTTTGATTAGTTGAAGGCGTAGCAGTGGTTGAAGGCGTAGCAGTAGTAGCACTAGTTTGTTTTTCTGCTTTACTTTCTTGTTTTGAGTCAGAAAAAGGTTTCCATGGCCCTATTTTACCAATTAATGGTAAGTCAATAGCAGGAATTTGTATATTCTTAAAGAAATCTATAATTTTAGTAAAAATATTTTTTATAGTTTCAATTGGACTAAAAATAGCGTCGATTACTTCATTAAATGTTTTCTCTAAAGAAAATGACTTTAAAAACTTTTCTGCTTTATCAAAACCAAATACACCTAAAATCCATGCAGTAGCATTTTTAATCATATCAATGGGTGCAAAAATAAGAGAATCAAAAAACCCTTTAATTGCGCCCTTAATACCACCAATTATACCTTCTTTTTCAAAACCTTCAATTGCGCCTTTTACAGTATCCCATAAAGTCATTATAATTGTAATTGGATAAAATATTTTACCAACTATTTTAGAAACAACACCAATTTTAGACGCAAATGCACCTAAATATTTTCCAATAAAGCCAAATGTTTCTTGAATAAAAGAAACAGCTTTTCCGATTGGACCGGATAAAGCATTTTTAACATAATTAAATGTATTAATTAATGGTTCAATAAATTTTCCAAAAATGTCTATTAAGTTTTTAAATGTTTTTGAAATATTTGTTAAAGTATTAATAAAAATTGAAGAAAATAATTTAATAGCTTTAATTTGACCTTGAATTATACCAATAGTTGAACCAATTCCAATGGCTAGTCCTGTTCCTAATAAACCTAAATTAGGTCCAGATGTTTCTTTTGGCTTATCTTTTGATAAATTTTTTAATGAAGATAAACCTTCTGTATTTTTTTCAATTTTTTCAAGTAGATCTACTTTTTTATCGTTAACAGCAGCTTGTTCAATTTCTTGTTCTTTTGTATTATCTAATGGTCTTTTTTCTTCAGTTATAGTAGTTGGCTTAATTTTTGAAACAATATTTGGTGCTATAGAAGAATTATTCTTCAACATTAATTCAGTTAATATTGATAATTGCTTAGTATTTTTTTCAACTGCATCTATTAACTTTGTTACATTTGCAGAGTCTGATGTTATTTTATTTGTAACAGATGGCTTTTGTGGTTTAGATATAATTTGGGCTTCTTCTGGTTCTTTACTAAATTCTGCTTGCTTTGCTGCAATTTGAGCGCGCATGAATTCACTCATTTGAATATCACCCTTTTTCTGGGTTGATATAACATCACCAAGAGTTAGTGGTTTTTTGCTTGCCATTTTTAACCTTTATTAGCCATTTTTTGTTTTTCCTCTTCAAGATACTGCATTAACATTGCGATATAGATTTCTCTTTCAAACGGGATCATTTCTTCAATTTCAGTTAATGAATATTTGTGATATTGCATTAATGCAAAATTAGTTTTATAGAAATTATGAAGACTCTCATTTGAAAGATTAATTAAAAAAAACTGTTGAGACCCTCCAAATACTTCTCATGAGGTGTACCACAGACTGGACATGTATATGCTACTTGATGCTTTAGACGTGGCATTGTCTCAAAGAATTTCTGGATCTTTAAAAATTGTTCTGATGATAGATTATTCAAGAATTCAATTAATTCATCTTTGCTTTGTTCTTTAGCGTGGAAGATCTCGGAATCGGTATAGATATAATCAATACAAGTTACTACAATATCAAAAACCTGATCAATATCACTATTATCAACATTTTGAAGCTTTTGAATGACATCAAGTGTTGGATAATTCATTTTAATTCCAACATTATCAAATAAAGGAATTGTTGCAATATGATCTGCAGATTTATCTACAGATATTGTTGTTAAATCAATTGACACTTTTGCTATTGCCTTTTCATCGGTACATGTATCACAACGAAGAAGCAATTCAACAATTTCACCAACTGACTTAGCGCGTAATTGAGTAAAGATATATTCTAAATCAAATGTAGCAAGTGTATCAGTATTTAAATCATCTTTAACACATGCTTTAATTGTATCCTTAAGTGTATCAACCATTACCTTTGAATCTTCAGATTGCTGTGCTAGTAATAGTGCCTTTTCTTCTTTAATTAAAAATGGACGATATTTAACAGTAACACCAGTTGATGGTACTGTTAAATTATATGTTGGTGTAATATTAATAGGTAATCCCATTATGCTTCTCCTATATTCATTTTTTTAAGTAATTGCGAAAGTTCAGTGGTAGATCCTAAAAAGATAGAGTTGTTTGTTACTGTAGTCGATGAATCCTCTTTCTTACCGGAATTAGATTTTACTTCAAGCTTTTGTTTCTTGTCATGTAAATCCATGAGTTGAGCATTGATATCGGAGATGTGTTTCATTAAACCACCAACAACTTCAAACGCACGAGGATGCTCTGAGGACTTAGCTACTTCAAGAGCATGAGCTAAAGCTTCTTGGCCTTGTTGAAGTAGACTATGAAGATTATTACGAGTCTTTTCATAATCGTAATCAATCTTTTCTTCTTGGTTTGATTTTTGTGGTACAACTACTTCTCCAGACTTTGTAATCAATTCACCAGATTTCACCGGTTCAACATCAAAAAGTTCTGATAATGTATTATCAAGCTTCATTTCATTTGTTCTTCTTCGGGTTCTTGTTGAGTAGTTGTATTTGTTGTTATTGCCGCAATTTTCTCTTGACCACGTGTCCAAGCCGAAATACCAAGAACTGCACCCATTGCAATGTGATAAAGACCAGCACCTTGAAGTGTTAACGGGTTCCATTGACTAGCAATAGCACCACCATTTGTAATTGCTTGAGCGATCGACCAAAGAATCGGTGCAACAATAAAATCAAAAATACACGTTACCATATATGTATATGCCGCGAATGGACGCCATTTTCGATTCATCCAATCTTCATAAACAGGAGTTACTTGTACTTTTGGCATATTATATTTGTGGAAAGATCCGTGCTGTATCGGAATAATTTGGATTATTCACGTTGTCATCAAATGGATTATCTGCCGGCGCTTTTGAATCATTAAACATTGATTCATCAGGATATGTGTAAGTCCAATATCGATAATTCATTGTTACATCAAATGTCATGACATCCTTTGAAGAATTATCAAGTTGAATTTGACCAATATCCTTTGGATAACATTCATAAAGTTTTACACTATATTGTTCTGTATCAGATTTATCATAAACCTTAATTTCCATATCGGTAATATAGTTTTTATAGAAATTAAATTGACGAGTCCCTGGATCTTGAATAGAGTGAATCCATTGATCAAAAAATTTCTTTGATTCCATATAGCCATCAACAAGAAATGTCATATTAACAGGACCAAATAATCTATCATATGGCATTTCTCGAGCTTCACCATAAATTACACTTCTTTGGGAAGAAATGTTCATGTTTGGTAATGTGACACGCTCACAATGCATTAATACTGTCCGTAAATCACCCTTAAATCCAGTAATTGAAGATGGTATACCAAGAATTACATCATATCTGTTTAATGGCATTACGCCATGAGATTTAATTGATGAAATGAATTCGTTTAATGAAGCCATTATCGTCCAATCTTAATAGAATCTTGCCAAACGGCTTGCTTTGATGATCCAACGAATTGTTCAATTGGTAGCATAACCGCCGTTGCCCAATTATTTGCTGGAATTTCTTTAAATGGAGATCTTAAGTGTTCAGTTAAATATTGCTTTACACATGATTTTGCCATAGAAAACTTTGATACTTCTTTAATTGTGCCCCATGAAAAACGCAATTTTGTTGTTTCATCCATTGCTTTATTATTAGCAAAATACATCAAACGATCAAGTAATTGTGCACGAAGTTGATATGGTAAATAATGAAGATTAAGACCCATAAAACCACCATTCCACTTATCAAATGGAAGTAATAATGGAAACTGATCCCAATATGGTAACGTATCTTTATGCTTTGCATCATAAAAGAAACAATACATCTTACCTGGCAAAATATTAGTAGTTAAATCATCACCTTTCATAATACGTGATGCACGAATATTTTGCTGACGTAATAATAAAACCTGCTGATCAAACCACGCTCTTGATTTACGTGATGCTGCATGCAAGTTATATTTGTTTTTTTCAAATACGTCAATTAAGTTATTTGCCATAAAAATTGTACTTTAATTCTTTAAAGTGTTAGTATTACCTTACTGGGTTTGTCAAGTTAATTAATAAATACTAAATACTTAATTCTATTTATTAACTTAAAACAAATGCTGTTCGGTTAATATCATAAATTCCATATTTCTTGCTTTGCAGTAATTTTCTGCTGCTTCCCACTTAGATCTATTCTTTAGGTATGTCATTGATTCAGTAATATACCTTTTAGTTTGTTTACCGGGATATTTTGGTGGTTGAGTTTGTCCTGCTGGTTTAATCTCAACAATATACACCTTAATTGATCCATCCTTAGCTTTAACTTTAATTCTAAAATCCGGAAAATACCGATGTGGTCTACCATCTGTAGCACACAAATACGGTATGCAAAGTTCTTCGGATTGCCACCTAATAATGGCGGGATTAGTATCACACCAAATCATGAATTTAGTTTCCCATGATGACCTGGAAATAATATTTGCCCAATTGCCTTCGTATTTTTCTTTATTAATTGGAACAAATTTTCTTTTATGAAATGTAGCCATAACACGTTATAATGTCTATATAAATAATATTTATTTCAATAATTAGGTTAATTATGCCTTTTGATTCTCTTGGTAATTATAAGACTGAAGCGGAATATTACCAAAATGGTGATTTAAATATCAATGAGAAATTACTTGATATTGAATCTATTAAGAGTACTCGTAC